GAAAAAAGAAAGTATAAATATACATTGAAGATGGCGCTCGAAGGAATGCCGGGACAGAATCGTGTAGGAGAAGATGGGAAACCAACTTGTAGGAACTATTGCAAAGTGAACGATAGATATCTAAAACACGAGCCAGTTATGGTGTTCTGGAAGCCATGAACAGACCAGAGGAGTTTCAAACCACCGATTCATACGGTAGAGTAAAAGTTTATCGTGTTGGAGATATTGTTAGTCATAGTGGTGGAACTTACAGAGCGTTACGAAGAACAACACATTACGACGGCATTCCGGAAAATAATCCGGGCATATGGGAGCCACTCTCTACAAGTATCCGACACACCAGTGGTGAAAACGCTCCGTTGAGTCCCAATGTCGGTGATGAGTGGTATGATACCGCAAATGGAATTTTATTTAAATATTTAGATGACGGTAATAGTGATCAATGGGTTGAAATTGGTTGAGAATTTTGTTATAATGTGTGAAAAGGAGCAATAAAATTATTCTTATTGATAACAACCAAATAATTCTTTCCAGCATTTTTACCGCTGCAAAGACCGCTCAGAGTGAGGACGATTATGGCTTCATTCGGCACTTAGTTCTTAACACATACCGAAAATATTTGTCAAAGTTCCGCAGAAATTATGGGGAACTCATTATCTGCAACGATTCTAAAAATGTCTGGAGAAAAGACTTTTTTCCACAATACAAAAAGAATCGAAGTGAGCGACAAAAGAAATCAAAATTTGATTGGGGTAAAATCTTTAATGAACTTCACACCATTCGTGAAGAAATGAAAGATGTTTTTCCATATCGGTTTGTTCAAGTTGAAAGGGCCGAAGCGGATGACATTATCGCTGTGATTGCAAAAAACTTTCACCACAAAGAAAAGATTATGATTGTTTCCTCTGATAAAGATTTTCAGCAACTTCAAAGATATCCTAACGTTGAACAATACAGCCCATCGAAAAAAGGTATTCTTCGTTGCGATGATCCGTATGATTTTTTGTTGGATCATGTTGTTCGTGGTGACTCTAGTGATGGTGTTCCAAATGCGATAAGCGATGATGCCGTTTTTGTTGAGGGACGAAGACAAACTCGACTCACAAATAAAAAAATCGAAGAACTTAAAGAAGTAGGTTTTCAACAAGAAGATAATTTCATGGAGAGAAACCAAAAACTTATTGATTTGACAATGGTTCCCGATTACATTGAGGAGGAAACCATGCGTCAAATGGAAACAGAAGTTAGTGGGGATCGAAGTAAGATCCTAGAATATATGATGAAATATCGTTTAAGGAGTTTAATTGATAACTTGGAGGATTTTTAATTGAAAGATAAGAAAAATAAGTCAAAGAACATTGACGCTGAGCCTCGTGAATATAGAACAAGAGGCACACGAAAAAATCAAAGACGAAGGGATCGCAACAGCAGCAAACAAATGCTTCGTGACATGCAACACGATCCTAAACGATATGAATACTATGATGATTAAATAAGTGAGGTTTATATTATGAGCAAAATTTCAATTTCTAAAGAAACACTTGCGGTGTTGAAAAACTTCGCAGGGTTTAATTCTAATGTCCTCGTTCCAGAGGGTAATGTGATCAAGACGATCACACCAGCGAAGAACGTGATGGCTATTGCCACTGTGCAGGAAGAGTTTCCTGTTGAGTTTGGTATCTGGGATCTGAACAAATTCATCGGGACTGTCTCTCTGTTCGACAATCCGACGTTCGAGTTCTTCGATAATCACATGAAGATTCATGGTGGTAGCGGATCCTCGATCAAATACATGTATTCCGCAAAGCGATTGTTGACAATCCCTGAGCGTGACATCAACATGCCAGATCATGTGGTGGAGTTTGATCTTCATGAAGATAGTCTGATGGAGTTGAAGAAGGCTGGCGCTGTCCTTCAACTTGAGGATCTTTCGATTTTCACGGACAATGGTTCTGTTATTGGAAAAGTCTTTGACAAGTCCGATCCAACTAGCAATAATTACTCCATTGAACTCTGTGGTCTTGTTGAACCGAAGAAGTTTGACTTCCACTTCAAGTTGGAGAATCTTCGATTCCTCCCCGGCGATTATACTTGTCAGATCACAGAGAAAGTTGTGAGTCGTTTTGTTTCGGCAAACGATGATCTTGAATACTATGTCGCATTGGAATCCACTTCTACTTACGAGGGATAATTTTGGAACAGAAACAGTTTTTGTGGGTCGAGCGGTATCGTCCGCAGACCATTGATGAATGTGTTCTCCCAGAGGATCTGAAGGACACATTTAAAGATATGATCCAGTCCGGTGAGAGCCAGAACCTTATGTTCTCCGGCTCTGCTGGCACTGGTAAAACCACAGTTGCACGAGCGATCTGCAACGAGTTGAACGCAGATCACATCGTAATCAACTGTTCGGAGAGTGGCAATATCGACACGCTTCGGACAACGATCCGTGACTTTGCAAGCACAGTGTCACTCAATGGAGGTAAGAAGGTTGTCATCCTTGATGAATTTGATTATTCAAACGCTAACTCTATCCAACCCGCACTTCGGGGAGCGATTGAGGAATTTGCTGATAATTGCCGCTTTATATTGACATGCAACTACAAGAATCGAATCATTGAACCGATTCATTCTCGATGCACCAATGTAGAGTTTCGCATCCCAGCGAAGGAGAAGCCGTCTATCGCTTCGCAGATGATGAAGCGTTGTGGATCTATTCTCGATGAGGAAGGGATCAAATACGATCCTAAAGTCCTTGCCGAACTGATCATGCGATACTTCCCAGACTTCCGACGAGTTATCAATGAACTCCAGCGATATTCCGTTGCCGGTGAGATTGATGTTGGTATTCTGAGTCGTATCGGTGAGATCCATGTCAGCGATCTGATGACTCACATGAAGGATAAAAACTTCAAAGAGGCACGCAAGTGGGTTGTCGAAAATCTTGACAACAGCGTGACGGATCTGATGCGAAAGATTTATGATGCGATGTATTCTCATCTTAAGGAATCTTCGATCCCACAAGCAATTGTGATTCTTGGTGAGTATCAATACAAATCGGCTCATGTTGCCGATCAAGAGATCAATCTGGTTGCATGTATCGTGGAGTTGATGTCCTCTTGTGAGTTCAAGTAACAAAATTACTAAATATGGTGTATTCGTCTATCGGAGAGTGAAATGAAACTTGGTGATTATTTAAAAACAATCAACTACACAAAAGAAAATATCATGTCGGTTGATCCGTTAACGGAGACTAAATATCCTCCGTTTATCGTTAACAAGTCACTTTCTTACTTTACTGACACCGTTTTACATGCGAATGAAATGAATCGTTACGCTCATCTCGACAATCGGCTTCAATATGAATATTATTTAAATGCCGTCCGAAAAAGAAAACGATTTTCTCGTTGGGATAAAAATAATAAATCTGAAAAATTTGATTTGATTAAGGAGTATTATGGATACTCTGATCGAAAAGTAAATGATGTCATGGATCTTATCTCCGATGAAGAATTAGGGGAAATTAAACAATTACTTGACACCGGAGAGAAAAAGTGAATGAAGAAGATGACATATTTAACGGATTAGGCATTGAGATAGAACTCAATGAGAGAGATGATTTTCTAAAGGTAAAAGAAACCTTAACTCGAATCGGAGTCTCCTCTCGAAAAGAAAATAAACTTTATCAATCATGTCATATTTTACACAAAAGAGGTAGATATGTCATTCTTCATTTTAAGGAGTTGTTTGAACTTGATGGACTCGAAAGTAACATCACAGACGAGGATTTAGGTAGAAGAAACACGATTGTGACTCTACTTGAAGAATGGGGACTCTTAAAAATATTGGATGTTGAAGATGCACAAGAACCAAAAGTCAGTTTAGCAAAAATGAAAATCATCCCATTTAAGGATAAAAAAAATTGGGAACTTATTCCCAAATATCATATTGGGAAGAAAAAATGAAATTGGAAATTGTGAGTTTTTATAGTGATGTTGATGATAGAACCTACTACTCCGATCATGCGGAAAGATTAATACGGGAATGTGACGAATTAGGTTTAACACATGACATAATAAAAAAAGAGTCTTTGGGAACGTATCAGAAAAATTGTCTTTCAAAACCTAGATTTTTATTAAACAAGTTACACGAAAAAAGAAAGCCTTTTTTGTGGTTAGATGTTGATACTTACTTGTTAAAAGATCCAGACATTTTTGACAACTTTCCCTCTAACTTTGACATTGGTTTTGCAACAAGTTTGCCTCAAATCAGTGGTGTGAAAGCGTCACCTATATTTGTAAACAACACACCAAACGCAGAAAAATTTTTAGAGACTTGGGAGAATCATGCGAAGATGGCTCTTGCACATGGAAAAAAATATTTTGATCATGAGCCGCTTTTTTCCATAGTTTCTATTTTAATGGAGGAAATGAGAGTGGGTTTTGCTGGTCCAGAATATTGTGTTTGGCCTCATCAGCAAAATGAAAATACCGTAATGATGATGGGATTATCTGATGTTGAAAGCAAAAAACAAAACTTAAGAGATATGGGAATGAATGAACAGAAAATAGAATGGCAATCGGTGGGTACAATATGAAACTTCATGCAATCAACCCACACTTTGGTAGTGCTCCATCTAGTTGTGCTTTAGAAAAACCAACTAAGTTTCATTGGTCTTTGTTTGATGGAGACGTTAGAGTTTACTGTGAAAACGGACACGAATCTCTTTTACCAAATCATTTAGATTCAACTAAGAAAAACTTTTTATGGTTGTGCGAATCACCTATGGTTGATTATCATCTTTTTGGCAATCTAAGAGGAAGGTTGTGGAATGATAAGGATCTCGCAAATTCTTTTGATGCCATATTTACATGTGAAGATGAAGTTTTAAATAGATTTCCAAATTCTTATTTTGCTCCTACTGGGAGCAATTATCCGTGGACTGCGAAAGAACATTGGGGAGTTCATAAAAAAAATAAACTCATCTCGGCTCTCTCCTCTCCAAAAATATTTACTCCCGGTCACAGAGAGAGAATCAAAAAAATTAAAATGTTTGATGATGAATTTTTTAAATCAACAGGGGAACCCATAGATTGTTTTGGTGGAGTCAACAACTCACCAAAAATTGGAGAAGGTGACTTTGTTAATTCTTGGCCTGGCAAAGAAAAGGCATTGAAAGGTTACGCTTTTTCCATAGTTATCGAGAACTTTGAGATTGATAAATATTACACTGAAAAGATAACTGATTGTTTTGCTATGGGAACAATTCCAATATATGCTGGTACAAGAAGAATTTGCGAGGACTTTAATTGTGATGGAATTTTATGGTACGATGATATTTTTCGTGATAAAATACCAATTAGCATGGATCTTTACATGTCAAAATTGAATGCAGTAAAAGATAATTATGAGAGAGTTCGACAACTAAAAATATCTGATGATTACTTATTTGATGCTATGGAGAAATTTTTATGAAACCTGTTGTTTATAATGCACATTATTTGGTTAATCCTAACAAAATGGATTTTTCTAAACCAGTTGAAATACATTTCAGTAGATTCGGTGATACACAATTTATTCACCGACATGGTGTGGATCACCCGAACTATACGATCCCCTTTCTTGATACTGGATCGTTTAAAGTTTTCTGTAATTTCACGGAACCAACCACCTCAGAGAATATTGAAAAAATGGACGTTCTCTTGGCTAATCATGAAAAGTATGATTTAATTTTAACGAGTAACGATGAAGTCATAGAAAATTGCAAAAACGCTGTATTTTTTCCGTACGGAACAACGTGGCTTCACAAAGAATTAGATGACAAAAATGCGGTGGGACATTATGATCCAAGCATTGATATTTTGCATGAGGGAAAAGACAATAGCATTTCTTTTCTAATAACTGGCTTGCGAGGGAAACACGGTTATGAGTTACGTCATGGTGTTTGGAGAAGAAAAAATGAAATCGAAAACAAAAGATTTTATTCCAGCACCCGTTCTCAAGTCCATGATGGTGAACCTCTTCCCGATGATGATAAAAAGCATTTGTTCAAATCAAAATTTAGCATTGTTATCGAAAGTTCAAAAGAGGAAAATTATTTTACAGAAAAAATTTGCGATGCTTTTTTAGCAAAGACTATTCCAATTTACTGGGGTTGTCCAAATGTTGATAATTTTTTTAACACAGATGGAATAATCATTTGTGAAACTGAGGATGAAATTATTGAAGCCTGTAAAATGGTTGAATCTAATCCAGAGATTTATGATCAGAAAAAAACTGCCATTGATGAAAACTTTGAAAAGGCAAAAGAATTTTGCCGTCCGCTTGAGGAAAGAATTTCAGAGATTGTCAATGAAAAGATTGAAACTTTTGTTTATGAGGAGGGGTATGATTGCCTTTTAACAATTGGTATTTTAAGTCTCCCACACAGAAAACAATACCTTGACAGACTACTCGATAAACTAAATCAAATTGGACCTCCACATATGAATAAAGTAAAAGTTATTATTGAAGTAGATAACGGAGAAAAATCTGTGGGTGAAAAAAGAAATAGTGTTTTGTCAAAAGCAACAGGTAAATACGTTTGCTTCATTGATGATGATGACATGGTACATGATAATTATTTAAATTACATTGTCCAAGCACTTGAGCAACATCCAGAGGTAGACACCATTGGGTTTAAAGGTTTGTATCATCACAATGGAACTCCACAGTTTGTTTTTGATCACTCGTCCAGAAACGGTGGAAATTTTCAGAAAGATGGGGTTCAATATAGAAATGTAAATCACTTAAATCCAGTGAGAACATCTATAGCGAGAGAGATAGGATTCCCTGAGAAAAATTTTGGAGAGGATAGCGACTATTCTGATATTTTGGCTGCGAGTGGAAAAATAAAAGGTGAAGTTTATATCAATGATATTTTGTATCATTATCTCTTTGACAGAAGCGTGACGAACACACAGTAAGGACATTTAATGAAAGTTATTAGTTTTTGTTTATGGGGCGATAAGCCAATGTATAATGTTGGTGCAATCCGAAATGCCCAATTAATCCCTCAAATTTATCCTGACTGGCAAGGTTGGTTCTATGTTTCAAGTAGTGTTCCACAAGAAACGATAGATCAACTTAATAGTTTTGATCATGTAAAAGTTATTCCTGCTGGTGACGAATCTAATTGGTCTTCTATGTTGTGGAGATCACTTCCTGTATCAATTGACAGTGATGTTGAAATTATGATTTCACGAGATACTGATTGTAGATTGAATTTAAGAGAAAAACATGCAGTTGACGAATGGTTAGATTCGGGTGAACCTTTTCATTTAATGAGAGATCATCCTTATCATACGGTTCCTATCATGGGGGGTATGTGGGGGTGTAGAGTTTTACCAACACTTGAAATACTATCTGATAGAACCAACTTAGATGTAAAATCTTTGTTCGCATATTTCCAAACATGGCAAGACATCCAAATTAAATTTGCCACTGGACAAATTCCAAAACCTGAGGGGTATGCTGATGTTGCAATAGAGGAACTTTTAGGGATTTCAAAGGGATCTGGAATTGATCAAACTTTTTATCGGCACATCTATGAAGCGATGGGTAAAAATATTTTTTCACACGATTCTTTTCCACACTATAATCCATTTAGTGGACACCATGAAACTAACGCAAATCCTTTAAGAATACCTTGTGTTGGTTTTCCAGACAGACTAAAAACTCCAAGTGATTTTGTTGGTCAAGACTGGGATGAAAATGATGTTCCAACTCCAACATCATATCAAGCAATTCTTCATGCGAGAGGAAAAATTAAAGAAGGAAAACTAATGTGAAAAAAGTAATTTCTTTCAGCGTTTGGGGAAATTCAGAACACTATGTTTTAGGTGCGATTCTAAATGCGGATATTGCCGAAAAGGAATGGCAAGATTGGATCTGTAGGTTTTATGTTTCCCCCAACGTTCCGGAGCCTGCGATTAAGGAACTTGAAAGAAGATCCAATGTGGAAGTTTTTAGAATGCAAAATGATGCCGGTTGGAACGGAATGTTTTGGAGATTTTTACCTGCGAGTGATCCTGAAGTTGATGTGATGATCTCAAGAGACTCTGATTCTAGAATTAATGTTCGAGATAAAGCCGCTGTTGACGAGTGGTTGGACTCTGGAAAAAAGTTTCATATTATGAGAGATATGTGTCAACACATGTGGCCAATATGTGGTGGAATGTGGGGAGTAAGAGATAAATTTTTATCCTCATTGTCAGATGAAATAATGAATTATGATAGAAAAAATCACGACAACAATCACGGAATAGATCAGAAATTTTTAACAGATTTATATCCACGAGTTGTTAATGACGCTTTAATTCACGATGATTGGTTTCCACATTATTTAACGCATGAGAATAAAAAAGAATTTCCGATTAAAAGATTACGAGGCAACGAGTGGTGGAAAAAAGATTTTCCAGAATGGCATAACGGACTTGAATTAGAAAAGGGTGACGGACATTGGTTCCGAAACGAAAACTGTAAAAACCCAGAATGTTGTATGCCATGCCCCGCATGTGGTAGTTTTCACGATAATTGTTATATTGGTCAATCAATTTATATCTCTCAAGAAAATAGAGATAAATACAGTAAACTTATGGAGTATTTAACATGAATGTAATGGTTACTGGTGGTAGTGGTTTTCTTGGAAGACATGTTCTTCGTGAATGTTTAGATCGTGACATGAATGTGATTAGTCTTTCTCACTCCGAGAAAAGACTAAGTGAGGTTCAACGAATGTTTCCTTCTGTTCCGTTTTACACCACAGATATATCTAACGGAAATATTTCGATTGAAAATCTTGTTGAAAAATATCAAGTAGACTACATCGTTCATACCGCAGCGATGAAGTATATTGGTGTTTGTGAAACCAA